GTGTCGGAGATTATCGAAGTGTCGGTAGTGCCCATACCGGCCAACGCTGACGCATCGATTATCAGTGTTAAGGCACATTCCGACGATGAAACACCGACCTCGGTGGTGGATGCCAAACACCTGTCGGAACTGTTCCGACGGGCGGAATTGGCTGATTCGATATTGACCGCCGCCAAGCGGTAAATGAAAGGTTCTGATATGAATAATACAACCGAAATCCGCTCAGCGGCATCCATCGCCGAAGACCGGATAGCACTGGCATCAAGTGTCATTGCATTACGTGACGAAATCCTTGCGGCTCCGGACGATGTTCGGGCCGAAAAGTCTGCCGACTTGCAAGCCGCAAACGAACGGCTTGAAGCCTGTGATAAGGAGTATTACTTGGTCAAGGCCGTTGAAAACGCCAACGCCATGATCGAAAGCCTATCAGCCAAGCCGCAACGACCACAGCCAACCTACAAGGCGGCCACAATCGACCGGCACACGGGGCAAGTGATTGACGCGGGAGACCTTGCCAGCCTGTCAGATGTCGAAGCGGTATCGTCTCGCGATTACAATAAGTCGTTCGAAGGGCTCCTAGAGGCTCGCGGTAACATTGACCGGGTCAAGAGCCGCAACCACAGGGATATGCTTGAGCGATATGGCAAAGGTGGCGACAAGAACCTTGGCTGGAATGAATTCTTTATTCCATATAGCAAGGCGTTGACACTGGCAACATCCACCAACGGATCCAATGCTGTTGCGCCTGACTTCCGTTTCGATATGATCACACAACGGTCGGTCACACCGAAGGCTTTCCAGCTTTGTCGTGTGATTAGTACAAGCGTAACATCCGTCACGTTTCCCAGGAATGATGATACCGCCACGGATAGCGGCCGCGTTGGCACAGTCGGGACGGACAACCGGCCAATAAGGGGTGAAAGCCCGACCGCAACCACGGCTGATACGGGGCCATTTAGCCAGCTGACCGTCACCGCCAAGACTGGCACGATGGTACAAGACATCTCGGCTGACTTCTTTCAAGATGCGCCGGGCATGTCGAATTACCTACAAATGGAATCGGCCAAATTGTTTGCTAACCGAATTGATAAAGAAATCTTTTCGGCAACGGCACTCTCTAACTCGTGCGAAGCGATTCTCGCCAACGCCAGCATCGGTACGAAACTGTCGGGCACGTCGGCAAGTCTCGGGTCAACTGATGCAATCATCTACAACAACTTGACTGACCTGTTTTTCTCGTTCAAGGAGAGCTACAGTTCCAACCTGAGCTGGGTTATGAATCGTGCAACTCACGGCGCGTTGTACAAGGTCAAGGATTCACAGGGTATTCCGCTTCTTTCAGGCTTCCAGCAAAGCACTTTTGCTAACGGGCCAAACTATCAAATGTTTGGAATTCCGGTGCAATATGTCGAATACATGCCAGCCACGGGTGCAGCTAATGCACGCTCGATTCTGGTCGGTGATTTTCAAGAATATTACTTGCTCGTCCGCCAAGGATTTACCGTGATAATTGATGACCTATCCAAGCAAGGTGATAACCTGATCCGGCTCAATTACAAGTACCGCATCGGCGGTGCTGTACGCGATGCGAGGGCATTTGCCAGCATCAAAGAAGCCGTGTCCTAATTCGGTTCGATTCGGTTCGGTGCGGTTCGGTTCGGTTTCTGGGATCATCCGGCGGGTCATTCTCAGCCCGTCGGATGGTTTTCATAAGGAGTCTAGTGAATGGCCGCATACTTGTCACAGTCCGAAGCCGCGACGTATGTCGAAAGCGTTAGCACATGGTCAGCATCCGCAGCATCGTCATACTTATCAGCCGCCTCATCTATGGTCGATCAATATTGCGGGCGAACATTTGCAAGCGTTGACTTAACAGCCGACGTTAAACTTGCAATAGCACTCACAGCTGCCAGCCTGAAGAACAACGGGCAGAATCCAGCCCCGTTGCAAATGGAGCGGATTGGCGATTATTCTGCGACTTATCAGGTATTAAATAGTGGCAGCGTCCTGCCGGCACTTGTCACACAACTATTGCAACCCTATAGGGTGTTGGTGATGGGATGATAAATGTCAACATCAATTTGCAGTGGAACGGCGATGCCTATATTTCAAAGCTCAGGACTGAACTGTCCAAGGCTATCCGCAAATCTGCCGGTGCTGTCCGAAATGAGGCCGTAAAGCTGCTAAACACAAGCGGCAAATCTGCGACAAGAGGACTTAACAAGATCTCAGGAAAAGGCTCAAAAAACCTGACGGCAACCCAGAAAAATGATCGGATATTTCAAACTGGCCTTAGCACAATAAATAATCTAAAAAAGATTACAAGTGCAAAGACAGGCAAAACCCTTATTGTGGGCGGGTCGATTGGCTCTATCGGTCGGATCTACTGGTACGGATCGCCGCTTCACAGATGGGTACAATCGTCGCCACCCGGCTCACCGCCACACTCGCAAACGGGCACACTAAAACAAATCGTAATCGAATTCTCAGCGGGCGGGTTGACCGCCAAAATTGGGCCGAGGTACGGATTGAAATACGCGCGAATCCAAGAACTTGGCGGGCGTGGCATGATCCGATTGCCACCAAGGCCGTACATGAAACCGGCCTTTGAGTCGCAACAGGTTGCCATCATGCAAAACATAGCTGACGCGATTGTAAAGGCAAAATAACAAATGATATTCCCACACACCGTTGAATTCTACCCCTCAACCGAAACCGTTTCGACATCGACACTGGGGGGCATCAGCCGCACATTTTCAAGCGTTGGGCAGCGTGTAGCCGCGTTCGTTCAGTTCAAGTCGGATAGCTACGCAATTGTCAACGACACGCAAGGCAACAACACACTGGCCAGCATATATGTTGACGGCATGTTTCATGCCAAACCGTATGACCGAATCAAATACAATTCCGTTTGGTATGAGGTCACAGGCACAGTGCCGGGTCTAGGCATACGCGGCGTCCAGTACACAAGATTAAACGCTAGCCAGAATAACCAAATATGAGCATCGCAACCGTATTCACTGCAATCAAGTCTCGATGGGAAAGCCAAATACCGTCGACGCCGTTGCGACTATTTCAGTCGCAGGGCAATACGAAGCCACCGTATGCGGAGTATACGTTTTCAGATATTACACCAAATGAGCCTGACACCCTCAACCGTGACTGGTCTGTTAACATGAGCTTCACAGCCTACAACCTCACAGATGACCTGGCATTCGCTGCGGCCGATGCAATCGTCTTGGCTTACGACCGGCAACCCATTACGGGCCTGTATTCTTCCCTGGTTCAATCGGTTTCAATTCAGCCACATTACGGGGACCAGGGCGCGTTCTGGTCAGCTTCAGTCAATGTGGAATTCCGTTGGCAGTACTAATGCAACTTTCGTGAAAGGGTCTGAGAATGGCAAAAACGATGACTTATAACACCACGGTTTCGTTTGGCGGGGCAAACTTCCCCGTGTCAAGCGTATCCTATGATAAAGTGCAAGACATGGTAGACACAACTACCACGGCCGATGGTGGTTTTAACTCCGTAACACCTGGCCTAATCAAGCGATCCGCATCGCTTACCGTGTACCTTGGGTCAAGCAATATGACACTACCGGCCATTGGTGCAAATGGCACGTTTAACTGGACGGGCGGCGAATCATTTCCGGCAATTGTATCGTCATTAAAGTATGGCGCGGCACGGGTTGACGGGTCTATTCCTGTGTCCATCACGTTTGACGGTAACGGGGCATAATCAAACATGCAACCGCATAAACTGGACGCCAAACCGGTTTCCTATGAGATTGCAGGCATACCCTACAGGGTGGGGAAACTCACCTTGGGGGCCGCCTTTGAAATCGAAACATTCCTGTCAAAACTTAAAACGCCTTACGAGATACTTGAAGATTCCAAGGCGTTGGCACAGGTCGGCAAAGAGCTTGCCGATCAGCTTGTTAACAAGGCTTTACAAGAGTGCCACTTCTGGCCACCAGATGCAATCAACGCGCTATGCAACAACAAGTTTTTGACCCGTGCCGATTTTGGTATTGCATTTGTATCAGCCATGATACGGCAGGGCAATCCGCACTTGCCGCCTGACGAGGTGACACGCATCGCACATGCGGCCAGTTACAAAGATGTAATTGCCTTGCAACTTATAGCATTTGGAGCAGATGATAGCGACCCAAAAGACGAAAACGGCGTCCCAGAGCGGTTGGCGACGCCGAATATACCGAGCGAGCAGATTGGGCCAAGCTAATGTCGTTCATGATGTCAGAATTGCATTTGAGTTATACCGATATCATGGCCATGCCAGTTGTGACAATGTTTGAGCTATTGGGCGGCCACAGTAGAGCAAGAGGCGATTGACATGAGCGCAGGTACAAACGTTGGAAATTTGTCGGTTGGAATTAGCGTGCAATCGGCTCAGTTGCAAGCCGGACTTGCCGCCGCTGTAGCACAAACGCAAGCCGCTGGGGCGAAAATGCAATCGTCTATGGCCGTTCAGCCGTCTAAGGGTGGTTTTGGCGGCGTGGGTGGTTTTGCCCAAACAGTCGGGCGGATTGCAGACGACGCTCAGTACGGTTTCAGGGGCATTGTCAATAATCTTGAACAACTGGGCCAGTCGGCGGGTTCTGTGTTTGGGCTTGCCAGTAAGGACGCCATGGCATTGGGCGCGGTTATGACACTCCTGGGGGTGGCTATCAATCAAGCGAGTGATGAGCTTATCAAGTTTACAGACGGACGAACCGAATTCGAAAAAATGGCCGATTCCGTCACGGCATACTCGGGGGCACTGAATGTTGCAGAAGCTGCCATGAAAGCATTAGCAACGGAAACATCAGCAGCCAGCAAGAGCGATGCCACCGCAGGCGTCGGTGCGTTTTTTGGTCGTGTTGGCAATTTCCTTGGTTCAAGCGACGCCGACCGAAAAGACGGAGAAGGCGTGTTTGATAAATTATTTAATCCGACAAAATCACAACTGAACGCCAATAAGGATTCCGGCGAAAAGGTGCAACGCGGGCAAATGGATCTGGCTTTAATGTCAGGCAAGATCCAACGAGACCGCGGCGGGTTCAATGCGGGTGTCAGCCTGTTAGACAAGGGTCGAAATGCCAACGATTTGGAATCGAGTAAGGACGCTGCCAAAGTCTTTGCAGAGGCGATTAAGGGAAAAGAAGAAATATCCAACATTCTCCTACAAAGGCAAATGCAGGCCAGCGGCATGAATCCTCTTCAATCTGAGACCGAATCGCTGAAGCTGCTCGGTTTTGCATCCGAGGGCGTGGTTGCTGCATTTGAAGAGATTGCCAAGCGATTGCCTGAACTAAAACTATCTGAAAACCTTGCCGGAATAAATACGGCAAAGGACACCGAAACGAATATGGCAAATCTTGCCAACCAATTTCGGGACGATCAAAAGAAGGCTAAAGAAGTCTCTGACCTTGAGGATAAATCTTCAACAATCCGCGGCCGAATTTCTGA